TTGCTGGAGGACGGATGGGTAGTCAAACGTTAGTGTATCAAGATGGCGACATTAGACCTTGCGTATCTGTAGAAACAGATTCCCAACGTAAGATACTCAGAGAATCTATAGAATACTTCCAAGAGAAGCATTCCAAGAGAGGCATACAGACTCATACCACAGACTATCTAGTAGACTATATCCTAGAGAACTACATCGTAGTATTCATAGAGGATCAATACCTGCTGGTGCTTGATGTGGTAGAGCCGTGGTACTCTCCAAAGGAAGTTCTTCAGGAGGTCCTACTCCGTAGGTTCTCTGAAGGTCCCCTGGAAATCTCCCGGGTGTACTCCATAATGGAACACCTCGCTAAGTCAATGGGCTGTGCCTCGATTGAGGCAGGGACAATGGCAGCCATCGGTAAGCACGAAGCCCTCGCCAGGATATACCAGCGATACGGCTTCGAGACAGATTACATCGCACTGAGGAAGAACGTATGAGCAAAGTCAAGAAGATCGTCAAGAAGGTCGCCCGACCCGTCGAGCGGATAATCTCCTCCGTAGTGAAGGGACCCAAGATTGACCTGTCTGGGCAAGAGGCAGCCGCCAACGAAGCAGCCGCTGCTCAACGACAGGCAGCAGAAGCCGCCGAGAGACAGGCCCAGCAGCAGGCCCAGGCCGCAGCCCAACAGCAGGCCGCCCTGGCGGAAGCAGCCCGCGCCCAGGCCCAAGCATTCCAGACCAGTACCCAGCGGCAGCAGCTCCAGCAGGCCGCAGCCGAAGAAGAAGCCGGTGCCATCCAGGGCGAGGCCGATGTTCGTGTCGGTGACGTAGAGCCCGATGCCCGCCGTCGGCGTCAGCAGTTCGCAGGAACCGGCACTGGCAGCGCCAGCCCGTCAATCCGCATCTGAGGTGAGCCATGCAGCAGTCGCATAGGACCGCAGCGAGTCGGTTCATGGCATTGGACAACAAGCGGCGATCCATGCTGACTCGCGTAGAACACTACTCGGGCCTCACGCTCCCGTACATCATGCCCCCGGAGAACTTCCAAGAGGGCGACTGGGAGCTTCGATACGACCACCACTCGGTCGGCGCCCAGGCAGTCAACCACCTGGCCAACAAGATCATGATCGGGCTGTTCCAACCGGGGTTCCCGTTCTTCAAGCTGGAGCTGGACGAACAGCTCAAGGCTGAGCTTGTAGGCCAGGGTGTCGAGGCCAAGGAGCTGGACCACATTCTGGCGCAGGGCGAGCGTTCCGCTATCCGGGTCATGGCCCGTAGCGGGATGCGTCCTTCGTTGTTCGAGGCAGTCAAGCAACTGATCGTCACCGGCAACGCCCTCCCCGTCTTCCACAAGAAGGATGAGTTCGAGCTGGTCAACCTCCGAGACTTCGTGATCCGGCGGTCCCGCACCGGGGCTGTACTGGAGCTGGTAGTCCGGGCGCAGACCACCTTCGGGGAGCTTGACCGGGACGCACAGGCCCTACTCCAGCGCCAGGGATACCAAGACGCGGACCGCAAGGTGACCCATTACTACTGGATCACCCGCAGCCGGGACGGTGGGTACGCCGTGACACAGTGGGTGGACGAGCAGCGGCTCCCATCCAAGCAATTCGACTCGAAGTACAAGACCTACGCCGCCCTGCCCTGGCAGCCGCAGGCATGGGTCCTCCCCGCCGGCCACTCCTACGGGGTGGGGCTGTGTGAGGAGTACGTGGGGGAGCTGACCAGCATCACCGAGTTCGCCGAGTCGCTGAGCGACGGCGCGGCCTTGGCCAGTGTCTGGCGCCTCCTCGTCAACCCCTCCAGCTCCATCCGTCCCGAGGACATTGCTGACGGGGAGAACGGGGACGCCCTGCCGGGTGACCAGAACGCTATCACGGTGATGAACGCCGACGTTGGCCAGAACATGAACATCGTCAACTCGGTCATGCAGGACAGCATCCAGCGCCTGAGCCGGGGCTTCCTGCTCATGTCCTCGGTCACCCGGGACGCTGAGCGAGTCACCGCCGCCGAGATCAGGACCCTGGCCAACGAGCTGGAGACGGGTCTTGGTGGGGTCTACACCCGCCTGGCCACTAGCTTCCAGGGACCCCTGGCCCGCTACCTGCTCATGCAGGCTGAAATCCGTATCGACGGCACCAAGATCGAGCCCGTGATCGTCACCGGCTTCGACGCCCTGAGCCGGGCAGCCGAGCTTGAGCGAGTCCAGCTATTCCTTCAGGATGTGACCAATATCACCGCCCTGCCTCCCGAGGTGGGTGACTGGCTGAAGATCGGCCCGATCCTCAAGGCCCTGGCCGCCAACCGGCACCTCGACGCCTCCGAGTACGTGAACGAGCAAGACCAAGTAGACGAAATCCGCAGCCAGCGAGCTGAGCAAGAGGCCGCAATGATGGCCCAACAAGGTGGAGAACCACAATGATCCTGAACGTCCTGAAGAACACCCTCCGCAACGAAGCTGGCGAAGGCGGTGAGGCAGGCGGAGGCGCCCCGGCAGCAGCCCCGGCGCCCGCCCCCGCACCTACCCCTGCACCCGCCCCGGCGCCGGCCCCTGGGCCCGCCCAGGAGCCCGCCCAGGAGCCCGCTGCGGCACCGCAGTTCGAGCCCACCGGAGACCCGACCCTCGACTACGTGCTCGGGTACATCGGGGAGCAGGGCATCGACTACGATAGCCCAGCCTTCCAGGCGGCGCTCTCCGGTGACTTCGCCCAGCTTGAGATCGAGCTGCTGAAGAAGGGTGCCCCGGGCGCCGACAAGATTCTGGCCCTGGCTCAGCGTGAGTGGGAGCGTGAGGTCCAGACCCAACAGGCCGCAGCCGACGAGCTTGCCGCCGAACTCCAGCAGATCGCTGGCGGTGAGCAGGAGTGGGAGGAGGTCGTGGGCTGGGCGCGGGACAACGCCACCCAGGAGGAGAAGGACGCCATCAACGGGCTGCTGGAGCAAGGCGGCCTGGTGGCCAAGATCGCCGGGGAGTACCTCGTCAATTCCTTCAGGGGCGCCTCGGGCACCTCGTATGAGGGCCGGCCCGCCGCCCAGGCTTCAGCCGCAGAGCCGGCCCAGGCCGCCACCGGCCCGCTGAGCCGCAAGGACTTCGCCCGCGAGGCCGAGAAGCTGTACCGCCAGTTCGGGGAGAGCTATCAGCAGACCCCTGACTACCAGCGACTGGCCGCACGCCGGGCTCGTTAATACTGCTACCCTGTACAGAAGAACCACCTAACACGACCCCCGCCTCTTGGCAACCGCTTACGCGGGGGTTCTTATCGACACGCAAAGGAACCACCATCCATGTCCATTCAAGGTAACTGGAACGTCACCCGACCGAACGCCAAGAACGACGGTGCTGATCCGCTTGAGCTGGTAATCGAGGAGTTTACCGGCCTAGTCGAAGGCACCATCGAGCGTCGCTCTGTGACCGAAGCCTGGCTGCCGGTTCGCCCCGTGAAGGGCACCGCCACCGTCTCCAACTACGCCGTTGGTGAGGCCACCCTGGGCAAAGTAGTGCCCGGCGAAGCCCCGCCCGCTGAGCGTGCGCAGTTCTCCAAGCTCTCTCTGACCATCGACACTGTGGTGTACGCACGTAACGCGCTGCCGCTGCTCGACGTGTTCCAGACCAACTTCGACGCCCGTAAGGAGATCGCCTCCGAGCACGGTAAGAAGATCGCCAAGTTCAAGGACCAGTCCTTCTTCATCCAGGCCGCCAAGGCTGCGAAGCTGGCTGAGTCCCCGTTCGGCGCCACCCCGGGCCACGGCACCGGCAACATCTTCACCTTCGACTCTGCTGCTGATCGACTCGACCCGGCCAAGCTGTACCGCGCCTACGCCGAGCTGTTCACCAAGTTCGAGAAGCAGGACGTTGATCCGCTGGCCGACGACCTCGTGATCTTCGTGGACCCCGAGCAGTATTACACCCTGCTCCAGTCCGAGCAACTGGTCAACGGCGAGTACATCACCGCCGAGGGCAACAAGATCGAGACCCGTGTGCTCTCCGCATTCGGCGTCCCCGTCATCAGCACCAACAACATCCCGCAGGAGATCATCGCTGACCACCACCTCGGCTCCGCCTTCGACGGCGACTTCGCGGACATTGTGAGCCTCGTGTTCTCTCCCCGAGCCCTGCTCGCTGGTGAGACCATTCCTCTGGAAAGCGATGTGTTCTACGACAAGCTGTTCAAGTCTTGGTTCGTGGACTCTCACCTGTCCTACAGCGTCACCCCGAACCGCCCCGAGTACGCTGGAGCCATCCTGCTCCCCTGAGTAGTCTCCACCTAGCCCCGGCTGGCCTCAATGGCTGGCTGGGGCTTTTTTGCGTTTCTGGAGGACCGAAATGCGCCTTACTGAACTTGATGTGGTCAACGATTGCCTGGCCACGCTCGGGGAGGCTCCCCTCAACAGCCTGCAAGAAGACCACCCACTGGTGGCGGCTGGCCTGAAGCTGCTCCGAGAGGCAACTGCTCGCGTGCAGGCGCAGGGCTGGTGGTTCAACCGAGAGGTGGTTCGACTTCAGCCGGACCTCAGCACCGGCCACATTGCCCTCCCGGCGGACTTCCTCTCGGTTGACCCATCGGTACGGGGGCAGCGGTACGCCGAGCGTGGACGCCGGCTATACGACCTCGACACCGCCTCGGTCAATTTCGACCGCCCGGTAGACGTTGCCATCATCCGCTTGGTCCCCTTCGTGGACCTGCCGTGGTCAGCCCAGGACTTCGTTCGGGCAGCCACCGTCATCCGCTTCGTGGAGTCCTACGACGCCGACGCTCAGCGCATCGAGCAAGTCCGCATCGACTACGCCGAAGCGCTCCGGGCCTGTAACACCGAGCACGCACGCTTCACACAACCCAACCTTCTCTCCCAGGGTGGGGTTGGCCGCCGCCGGGGCGCTCTCCGGGTCACTGGCGGTCGCCCGACCCGTGGCCTCCCGAGGTGATCCATGGCTAGAATCAAAGGCGCGTACCGCTCCCTCGTCCGGGGCGTGAGCGAGCAGGTACCTCATGACCGAATCGAGGGCCAGCACTACAATCAAGTCAACTTCATCAGCGACCCGATCCGGGGCCTGGTGCGTCGCCGGGGCTCCCAGTTCCGCAGCAAGCTGCTGCTTGGGACCAGCACGCCGAACGCCAACGCCCTGAAGGCGATCCGCTCGATGCACGAACACACCTTCTCGGCCAACGGCGTGAACTACTCCGTCTTCTACAACACTCGGGCGCCCGACGCCGGCTCTGCCGCCAACATCCCGGTGGTGTACTGCTACAACAAGGACACCGAGGAGCTGCTGCCGGTCACACTGCACAGCTCCATCACTGCCCTCCGCAACGGGATCACCTCCTGCGTCTCGCTGGGCCGGTACATCATCATGTCCCGCAACGGCTTCGTGCCTACCTATGAGACGAGTGACCGGGTTGCTTCCCAGGACCACCGCGCAGCAATCTGGATTCGCGGCGGCGCCTACAGCCGCACGTACACCGTGACCGTGAACGGGACTACCGTATCCCACACGACCATGGCGTCGTACTACGAGGGAACCCTGGACACAAGCAACATCGAGACATCGGACCCTGACTATCAGAAGAAGGTCAACGACGCGGTTCATGCGTACAACACCGCAGTGAACCAGCATATTGCGGCGGCGCAGGAGAGCATTCAGCCCGAGAGCATCGCGGCAGCCCTTCGAAGCCAGATAGCAGCAATCCCAGGCGTTGGTACCTCCCTGGCTGGCTCCCACATCCACCTGTCTGGCGTCACTGCGCTGACTGGTGATGACGGGGGCGACGACTCCTTCCTCCGCATAACCCACCGCCGCGTGTCTAACGTG